GAGGCGTTGCCATCCTCGGTGCAGTCGATGAAATACTCGAAGCGCTCGGTGAAGGCGGGATCATCCGGCTTGCGCTTGGCCAGCGGGCTGATCTCCACGGGGTAATCGTAGATGAAGGTGGGCTGGATCAGCTTGTCCTCCACAAAGGCGTCGAAGAACTCGGCCAGAATGGCACCCTTGGTGGGCACCTCGGGCAGCTCCACGTTGTGTGCCTTGGCGGCGGCGATGGCATCTGCATCGGTCTGCCAGTCGTTGAAGTCCACGCCGGAATACTTCTTCACGGCTTCCACCATGGTCAGGCGCTCCCAGTGGCTCATGTCGATCTGCTTGCCCTGATACGGGATGACCAGACTGCCGCAGATCTTGAGGGCAAGGCGCTTGTACAGCTCCTCCACCAGATCCATCATGCCGTGGAAATCGGTAAAGGCCTGATACAGCTCAATGGTGGTGAACTCCGGGTTGTGCTTGGGGTCCATGCCCTCGTTGCGGAAGATACGGCCCACCTCGTACACGCGATCCATGCCGCCCACGATCAGGCGCTTGAGGTACAGCTCGGTCTCGATGCGCAGCACCATGTCCATGTTCAGGGTGTTGTGGTGGGTGTAGAAGGGGCGTGCGGAAGCACCGATCTCGAACGGAGTCAGGATGGGGGTATCCACCTCCAAAAAGCCCTTCTCGTCCAGATAAGCGCGGATCTCCTTCAGGATGCGGCTGCGCTTGATGAAGGTGTCCTTCACCTCCGGGTTTGCGATCAGGTCCACATAGCGCTGACGGTAACGCATCTCGGTATCGGTCAGGCCGTGGAACTTCTCGGGCAGGGGGCGCAGGCTCTTTGCCAGCAGGGTCAGCTCAGTGGCGCGCACGCTCAGCTCGCCGGTCTTGGTGCGGAACACCTCGCCCTTCACGCCGATGATATCGCCTACGTCCAGCTTTTTAAAGGCGGCATAGGCATCGTCACCCAGCTCGTCGCGGCGGACGTAAAGCTGGATATCGCCCTTGTCGTCGCGCAGGTGGGCAAAGCTTGCCTTGCCCATAACGCGCTTGGACATCATACGGCCTGCCAGTGCCACCAGCTTGCCGCTGTCGGTCTCGTTGGGCAGCTCCTTAAATTCTTCCTTCAGGTCGGCAGAATACGCGTCCTGCGGGAACTTGGTCAGGGTAAAGGGGTCGTTGCCGGCGGCCTGCAGGTCGGCCAGCTTCTGGCGGCGCACCTGTACCTGCTCGCTCTCGGACAGACCCGCAGCGGGGTTTCTCTTTTGCTCTTCCATGGTTACTCCTACTTAGTTTGCAGAATGGGTGATGGCCAGCACAGTGTACTCCACGGTCTGGCCGGTGGGCAGCAGCACTTCGACCTTTTCGCCCACAGCCTTGCCCATCAGGGCGTGGCCCACGGGGCTCTCATCGCTGATCTTGCCGTTGAAGGCGTCAGCTTCGGTGCGGCCCACGATATCGTATTCCTCGGCTTCGTCCTCGCCGGTCTCGCGGATGGTGACGTGAGTACCCACGGAGACGTTATCCACGCTCAGCTCGCTCTCGTCGATTATAACTGCGTTCTTGATGGTCTGCTCCAGCTCGGTGATGCGGTTTTCCACCAGACCCTGCGTATTCTTGGCTTCGTCGTACTCGCTGTTCTCAGACAGGTCGCCGTGGCTGCGGGCTTCCTTGATCTCTTCAGCCAGCTCCTTGCGGCGGACGGTTTTGAGGTATTCCAGCTCCTCCTGCATTGCCTTCAGACCGGCAGCGGACATCTTGATCTCTTGTGCCATTTGAGAATCTCTCCTTGTTATTAGCTGTATTTCTTTCGCGCAGCCACAAAGCCGCACAGGAATGCCATTTTGACTACACTATTATAATAGCAAGCCGGTGCCTTGTCAACAAAAAAGGCGGCAGTATGGCAGAAAATGAAAAGTAAAGCATTAAATGCAACAAATTTTCGGCTTGATTTTTGTGGATTTTATCATAAAGCAAACAGGCCGTCAAGCCTGCCCCGCCTGCAGCCTCTCTCTATTGTTCAATTTCACCAACATTCCGTCTCTCTGTTTGTGTGTTCTCTCCTTATGCCGTCAGCCCCAACTTCCGCAGGCACTCCCTGAACGCCGTTCCCGCGCTCTTGTAGCCCAGTATCTTCCGCGGGTAGCTATTGATCCAGCTTTCTGTTGCTGCGATCTCCTCCGGCGTGACTTTTGAGAAGTCCGTTCCTTTCGGATGCCTGCGGCGGATCATGCCGTTGACGTTCTCGTTGCTCCCGCGTTCCCAAGAGGAATACGGGTGGCAGTAGTAGATCTTCGTCCGTTTCCCATCCTTGATGCAGGACTGTTCCAGCTGATCCGCCAGCGCAAACTCGCTTCCGTTGTCCACCGTGATGCTTTTATAGATGATGCCGAACTTCTCTGCCCCCAGCTTCCGCTCCAATGCGTTGATGGCCTGCACTGTCGTTTCGGCGCGGCGGTTCGGGACCAATATAATATTCTCGTTCCTGGTCTTGCGTTCCGTCAGCACCAGCAGCGCCACAGTGCTTTTCTTCTGACCGGAGTATACGGTATCCATTTCCCAGTGCCCAAACTCTTCCCGGTTCTTCACCTCCTCCGGCCTATTCTCGATGCTTTCACCTGCTGGTGCGCGGGCCGGTGCTTTCGTTTTCACTTTTTTGTAGTCGTTCTTGTGCACGCCCCGCCTTGGCAATGTTTGTTGCGTCACGTTCAGGAAAATGCCCTTTTTGATGTAACTATATATAGTAGGAACCGAAATGTGCGTCTTGAACGTCTTGCCTTCTTCCTGTGCGTATCCGTACACTGCTGCCGGGGAGCAGTCCTTATCTATAATGGTTCGCTCAATGTAGGCGGCAAGCTCATGGTCTTTGCCGATTTTCAGGTTTGGACCCTTTTCCCGCAGGTGCGCTTGGTATTTCTGCTCTGCGATGTCTGGGCTGTATGTCGGGATCAGTTCCCATGTCGTGCCGTTCAGCCTGTCGTAGCTGCCCCTTTTCAGTTCCCGGTACACCGTGGACGGGTCCACCCTCAATTTTTCCGCGATCTCTCGTGTCCTCATTCCCTCCTTCTTCCACTTTTCAATGCGGATTCTGTCCGTAAGCGTCAAATGTTTGAACACTCTCACATTGTTTTCCTCCTTTTTGCTATTGCGTTTCTTTTCGTATCAATCATAAAATATACGGTACACCGTTGTCAATTTGCAAAACTGCCACATAAACAAAAAATCCCCCACCAGCGGCCCGATAAAGGCTGCCGGTGGGGGATTTCACGTTACTTTGGCAGGAAGCTGAGTACCCGCCCGACATACCCTCCGATTGCGGCGGCTACTACCGCCCACCACAGTTTGTTTCCGAGCGCTCCGGGGGCTTTTTCAAGCGCTTCCAGCCTAGCATCTTGCGACTTGTTCTGTGCGGTCACAATTTCAAGGCTCTTGTTGGTCGATTCGAGTTGTTGGATCGTCAGCTTGATGTTCGTGTTCATGCCGTTCACAGCATCCGTCAGCCTTTCAAGGTCATCCAGACGATGGGTGTTGCTTTTGCTCCGGCTTTCAACATCAGTCAGACGATGTTCCAGCTCTTCATCCGTCATTTTTTCCCGTCCTCCCCAAAGTGTGCTACGGTAGTTGTGGCAGCATTCTTCTTTTCCATGTAGGCTGCCAGCTTTTTCTTGCTGAATTTGAACACAACTTCCACGATCCAGTCAAGCGTGCGCTCGTTGATTGCCCAGTCCAGCCAGTCCGGCGTAAAGCCGCGCAGGGTCGCAATGACCCGTTTCTTCTTTTCTTCGCCCATCTTGCTACCCACGATGTTCGTTTCTGCCCACTCGATCCACTTATAGACCGTCTTGGCAACAACCACACCGTAGCCCAGGCGTACCGCAAACAGTGCGGTGACGATCATGCCCACGACCATGAAGATGAACGACAGCCATGTAGGGAATGCCATAAGGAAAGATTTCATGATTTCCATAATGATACCTCCGCTTGTTTCTACTTACAGCGTCCAGCGGCTCTTTGCTTCGCGCACATCAACGTGCACCCAGCCCGCCGGACGGCCTTTCTTTACCGGGTAGCGTCCGATGCCGCCGGTGTTCTTCAGCAGCGTTTCCGCATAATCAGCCACATCTTCCACGCTTACGCCCTGCACGCGGATGTCAGCAGCCTTGCCGTAGCAATGCTGGCTGTATGTAGCGCCCTTGACGTTCTTGTTGTGGGCGGCTGTGCGGAATGCGCTGGTGATGGTCAGCGGCTTCCCGAAATGGTCACGGATCTGCTGCAACAGCTTTACAAGATCCATGTCCACAAACACCGGGTCGCTGCCATCCTTACACCGGAACTCCTTCACGCTGAAGTTCTTGCTCAACGCTTTGCTTCCGTCCTTCGCATAGGAATATGCTTTGATTGCCATTGTTCTGCTCGCCTCTTTCTTTTTTGATGATATAGAATTTCCCGTATGTCTGGTTCAGCTTGTGTTTCAGCGCCATGCACTCGCAATGGCTCAGAACGCCGCGGTAGCTGCCAATAGTGCGCTCCACGCTCTCGGCTGTGATCTCGTTCGCCTCATACTGTGCCAGCACCTGTGAAAGCCGCAGCTTGATGCCGCGTATCGTGGTGTGACGCAGGCGGCGGGGTGGCGGCCCCCCCCCCCCGCCCCCCCACACCGC